ATTTAGCAGATTGGATATCAAGAGCAAGAGACTTCTATCCATATGCAAAGATAGTAGGTAAACCTGCAGAGGTGAGATTTCCATCAGGAGCTACTATTAGATGTGGACACTTGAACAGTGAAGACTCATATACCAAGTACCAAGGACATGAATATCAAAAGATTTTAATAGAGGAAGCCACCCAAATACCTACAGAAGAGTCATACCTAAAACTCATATCATCGTGCAGGTCAACTGTAGACGACTTAACACCAAAGGTAATGCTCAACTGTAATCCGGGTGGTAAGGGTCATGCATGGGTTAAGAAGAGGTTTGTAGATGTAGGTGAACACAAAAAACCATACAGAGACCCCATAACTAGAAGGTATAGAATGTATATACCTGCTACTATCTATGACAACCCAACGCTAATGGCTAAAGACCCTGACTATGTACATTACCTAGAAGGGTTACCTGAGCCACTAAGAAGTGCTTGGTTACTAGGTGATTGGAATATCTTTACAGGTCAATACTTTACAGAGTGGAATCCAAAGATACATGTCATAGAAGAAGAGGATGCTAAGATACTTGGATATGGAAAGTATAACAATAATCACTACATGGGTATTGATTGGGGATATGCTAATCCTTTTAGTGCACTATGGTGTCAGGTAACAGATGACAAGATTGTCTTTATAGATGATGAACTATACGGTACAGAAAAGCATCCTGCACAGTGGGGTGAGCTTATACAGAAGAAAAATGTTGAAAGAAGAATTACGCTAGCACTTGGAGACCCAAGTATGTGGGCACGAAATCCTATGTCATGGAACAGTCCTGAGACTAGTGCGTATACAGATAGTTCTATAGCAGACTGTCTAGGAGACTATTTACCAAGCTTAATGAAAGCAAACAATAGTAGAGTTAACGGATGGAATAATATGTCTCAATTAATGCATTTTACGGAAGGAACAATACCTTCATTTTATATTATAAAAGGGACATGTCCTAATCTTACACGAACTATACCGGATATGATTAGAGATGATAAGAACCCTGAAGATTTAGATACGACCTTAGAAGACCATGCAGTTGATGCGTGCAGATATATGTTAAGCCATATAACAGCTCCTGCTAAACCTAAGAAGAAGCGTACATATTTACAGAAACAAAAAGACGAATTGATTTGGGCAGAAAGAGACAAGCCGGGTAATTGGTCTTACAATTGGAGTTAAAGGAGGAGTTATGCCTTACGGTGAAGGAACTTACGGTAGTAAAGTAGGTAGACCTAAAAAGAAAAAAAAGGGTATTATCAAGAAGATAATAAATAAGATTAAGGGTAAAAAATGAGCAGGAAAATAAGTTGGATGTGGCGAGGTAAGCGTTACTATGGAACTTTTATAAGAGAGACAGCAGATAAGATATTTGCTAGAACCGAAAATGGTAAGGTTAAAACCATTATTAAAAAGAAGAAATGAGTAAAGTTAAAAAAGCTATAAAAAAAATTGCTAAGAAGCTAAACTCTCCTTCTAGAATACAGCCGGGAGAACCGGGTCATGGTAGAAAAAAATTTAAGGTATTTGTGAAGGCAGGAGACAAGATAAAGAAAGTAATGTTTGGCGACCCTAATATGGAGATTAAGAAAGATAATCCTAAGAACAGGAAGTCTTTTAGAGCTAGACATAAGTGTGATACAGCTAAAGATAAAACTACACCTAGATATTGGAGTTGCAAAAAATGGTAAACAAATTACAAGAAGCTATAAAGCTTATAAATGAATATGTAGAAGACTCAAAGCCAAGTGGTAAGTTTTCTAAATACTTTACATTAGAAGAGCTAGTACGGTCGGAGACTGCAACTAGACAAGGTATTAATAATAAACCCTCTAAAGCACAAGAGGTACAGTTAAGAGATATATGCAAACACATTCTAGACCCTATAAGAGAGCACTTTGGAGTACCAATAAGAGTGACATCAGGTTATAGATGTCCTAAACTAAACGAGGCTATCGGAGGTTCAACTAAGTCCCAACATATGGCGAAGAATGGAGATTGTGCAGTAGACTTTAAATTTTTAGGCAATTCAGTAGATTTACAGGAATGTTTTAATTGGATTACAAAAGATAGTAATCTAAATTTTGACCAATGCATATCTGAGTTTCTTCCTAACGGATGGATACACATAAGTTATGTTAGTGCAGGAAAGCCTAATAGAAAAAAAGTCACAGTGGCGACTAAAGTAAAAGGAAAAACTGTATATAAACATGAGGAGAATAAATGAGTTTACATGACGAATTTGGATATGATGTAGACATTTCGCTAAAAAAAGTTAAGGGAAAAGTAGCAAAACCCTTAAAAATTAAGCTAATGGTAAAACCAAAAGGAAACACTGTATCTTTAAGGAAAAATAAAAAACATGATTATGGAACAGGTCAAGCTAAAAATAATAAAAGACCAAGAGACCTAATCAACCAAGATAAACCATAATGGATAAATACGATACATCAATACCTCAGGGAGCTGAGGTTACACAAATAGCAGGCTATAGTCCATCAGACTCAGATAGAAAGACAATTAAATATCTTAATAAAATGTTTTCTGCATCTGAGAAAGCAAGAGCTCATAAAATAAAAAGATGGCGTAGAAATGAAGAATTATATAATGGTGATTTTTTTAAGCCTTTTAAACTTCCTAAGTACAAATCTAGGATTGTTGCGAACATCATACACTCTACTGTGGAAACTATTTACGCAATCATGACAGATAGATTCCCTAAGGTAGATATAATGCCTAAAAGGGAAGACCAAATAGAAGATGCTATGGTTGCACAAGAGGCAGTAGAAATTGAGATGGATAAGTGTCGTGCAAATCGTGCAGTACGTGCTATGAAGAAAGATGGTTTAGTATACGGTAATGGGTTCTTAAAGACTATTATAAACGAAGGTAAGGTATCATACAGCGTTCCTGATATTTACACAGTGTTTGTTGACCCACTAGCAACATCTATAGAGAATGCTAAGTGCGTGATATTTGCGACACCTACTTATATAAGAGATATAGTAAATGATTTTCCAAACGGAAAGTATGTTAAGCCTGAAGGTAATATGGATGCGTATCGTTCTTTTATAAGAAATGCACAAGATGATGATGTTGCTCAGGTTACTACTGCTACACATAGTAGTGTGTCAGGTGGTGACGTGCGAACAGATTATATTGAAAAGACTCCACTTAGCGAATCTGCTGAGTATGATTATGGAGATGGTCAGGCTTTACTTAAAGAGGCTTGGTATTATGAAGGTGATAAATTATGTTTAGCTACATGGTGTGGAAAAATTCTTTTGCAAAAAGTTGAGTCTCCCTACCCTTTCATACCTGTAGCTATGTTTAAGAATTATTCTGATGAGCATCATTTTTGGGGAAAGGGAGAGCCTGAAATCATAGAACCTTTAGCAGTTGGTACTAGTGTTTTATTATCTCAAGGTGTAGATAATTTAGTATACCATGGTAACCCTGCTTGGGTATTAAGTAAAGGTGTAGTAAAAGACTCTCACCAAATACCTACAGATAAGCCGGGACAGGTGTTTTACGTTGACAATCCTAGTCAGTCAATACAAAGGTTGCCTGCAGGAAATGTTAGCCAATCTACTATGCCTATGGCTCAAACTTTAATGCAAATGGCTGATACTGTTAGTGGTGTTCACGATATTACACAAGGTAGAAATCCTTCCGGAGTAACATCAGGTAGAGCTATTAGTCAGTTACAAGAAGCCTCACAACAAATAATAAGAACCAAGGAACGTGAGGTCGGAAGCGATACTATGATAGAGGTTTATAAACAAACCTTAAAAATGATAAAGAATAACTATGAAGATGATATAGATGTAAGAAAATTTAATCAATCCGGTGCAGGGTATGAGTTTTATAAGATTAGTCCTATTGATATAGATGATGATATGGACTTTAAATATGTACCGGGTTCTAGTATGCCTGAATCTAGAGCAAGTAGGTTTGACCAAGCGTTAGACCTAGTTCAGTTAGGTTTACTTGATGCAAAACAGTTTTGGATGTGGACTCAGAAGGATATGTCCAAAGAAATTCTTGATGATATTCTTCAGCAAGAAAAACAGCAGGAAGAGGAAATGCAGAGACTAGTAGAGGTTCTTAATACTTCAACAGACCCTGCAGAAATTCAACAAGCACAGCTCATGATGAGAGAGTTAATGGGTCAAAACCCACAGCCTCAAGAAGAAGAGCAACAACCTAAGAGAGAGCAAAATGCACCAAGAAGAAGAGTCCAAGCTACGGAATAGAAAGATAATGACAATGAATGATTGGTGTAAAAAGAATGGCTACAATGGTGTAACTAAAGAGTGTTTAATGAGTGCCTCACAGCAAGACGATGTCAAGCTACGTAAAATGGCTGAAGAACATCTTAAAACAGGAATTATAAAACGTATAGGAGAAAAAAATGGATAAAACATATTCCAAAGACGAAGCAGTAAGTTTAATTAAACAAAAGGCTCTTGAAGAAGAAGAGATGGAAAAGGGCAAAGGTAGTAAGGGAAAAGGAGGCAAAGGTAGTAAATCAAGTGGTAAGGGTTACTCTAAAACAAAAAGAGAAGCTCCTAAATCACCACCTGCAAAAGATAAGCCTGTTCAAGATAAGCCTTCTAAAGATAAAATGAAGGAAGCAAGACCTGATGATGTAAGACAGGCTTTTAAAACTGACGAAAAAGGGTTTATGAATGCTTTGCAACAAGCGATACAAAATAAAGATGATAGATTTGTATATAAAAATATGATATACCCTACAGGAGGTTCTATGAATGTTATAAACCAACTCAAAGGGAAAGGTAAAGCTCCTGTTAAAGATGGTAGTGCTGAGCAAAAACAGCAACAGCAAAATCAACAACAAAAGCAACAGCAAAAACCTTAAGATTTTTTTAATAGACCAATCAAGGAGGATGTCTAATGCCGGACGATTATAGCAATATAACGTTGACTGAAGAAGAGACAAGTAGTTTGTCGCAGGTCGAAGATAAACCTGTTTCAACTTCGTCTGACTCTAATTCCGAACCTTCAGAGTCTACCCTAAACGATAATTGGGAAGACTATGGAGTAAGTGAAGGATTTGGGGAAAAATCGAATCTTAATGAAGATTCTCAAAATGGGGACTCAGAAGAACAGTACGAGTTTCAAATTGGAGATGAGACATTTGGATTAGATAGTGTAATTGAGTGGAAGAAAGACGCAGACAATAAGTCTGAGTGGAATAAATCTAACACTCAAAAAGCACAAGCAATTGCTCGTGGAGGTAAATTGCTAAACCTAATTGACAACGATGAATCTTTTAAAGACTACATTAAAGACTACTTTGATGGGTCAGAAAGAGATATAAATAAGTATGGATTAGATTCTGAATTTGGTATCGATTTTGATGCTAAGGAAGAACCTGAAACTACTGAAGAAGTTGAAGATTTTGGTGAGCAAGACCCTCAGTACGATGGCTTGGTAGACCGTATTAATGCTTTAGAGGGCGAAAAGTTAGAGAGGTCAATAAGCGACAGATATGATTCTATTCGTGAAGAGAACCCTAACTTTTTTAAATCTGAAGAAGATAATATGGAATTTCTTAACTACTGTTATGAGAAAGGTGTGTATGGAGGTGGAGACATCGACATGGAAGCGTCTTTTAAATTATGGAGTTACGACAAGGTAATGACTGAGGAAAACCGAAGAGAGCAGTTGTATCAAAATAAAATGAGAAACGAAGGAAGTACAATAGGTAATTCAGAAATAGGAGCTAGAGAGGTTCGTTCAGGCGATTCTCCTAAAAACTACAATGAAATATCAATGGAAAATCCTGAGGTTTCTCGTTACTTCAACACGTAAATAAGGAGAAATTATAATGTCTTTAAATTATAATGCTTTGAGTTCTTTAACTAGAGACAAGTTTATTCCTGTTTTAGTTGATAACATTTTCAACTCTAACGTATTAGCATTTAAATTGTTAAAAAATGCTGAGAAATTAGATGGTGGTAAGAAAATTATTACTCCACTAGAATATGGATTAAATACAGCTCAGGGTTATTACTCAGGTTACGATGTACTTGATACAACACCAAGTGACCCAATTACTTCTGCTGAATGGGATTGGAGATTAGCTTATGCTACTATTTCTATCTCAGGCGAAGATGAATTGAAAAACTCAGGTGATTCACAAGTATTATCGTTACTAAAATCCAAAATGCGTAACGCAGAGAAATCATTAAAAGATATGTTTGGACTTTCTATGTTCAATGGCGATGGTGCTACAGCACCTGCTTCAGGTGAAGTTGTAGCTTTAGGTGGTGCTAAGTATGATGCATCAGCTTCAACTACAGACTTTGTCGGCTCAGGTGTCAATAACTGTATTATCGGTTTTGACAGAGAGTTAGGTGGTATTGATAGTACGACTTATACTTGGTGGGATGCACAAACAGCTTCTTTTGATGATACAGATGGTACAGACGCTTCAACATTTACAGAGCACATTACTGTGCCTACAAATGGTGGCGTTTCTAAAATCATTACAGATATGACTAAAATGTACGGTAAGTGCACAATAGATAATGATAGTCCTGATTTAATAGTGACTACTCAGGTTCTTATGGATGCTTATGAGACTTCTTTAATGTCTAACAAAAGATTTGAAGGTGCTTCTGATTTAGCAGATGCAGGCTTTCAGACTTTAAGATTTAAAGGAGCTACAGTAGTAGTAGATTCTCACGTACCTGCCGGTCAAATGTATTTCTTAAATACAAAATATCTTGATTTTAAAGTACACTCTAAGAGAAACTTTGTGTTTGAAGATTTCCAAAAACCTGTAAACCAAGATGCAAGAGTTGCAAAAATCTTTTGGATGGGTCAGTTAACCTGTACTAATCCAAGAATGCAAGGATTGCTTGTTGGTGGTGCATCAGACTATTAAGGAGAATAAATAATGGCTACATCACAATCGGATGCTGATAAAAAATCAGTAAGTATGATTACTAAGGTTGATGCAGGTGGATTTGTTTTTACTTCTATAGGAGGTATACACATTTATTCAGGAGTGGGAGCACCTAACCATGTGTCAAGTAAAGGAGCTTTATATGTAGATACCAATGCAGGTAAATTATATGTAAATGCAACAGGACTTGCTAATGGGTGGGCTGAAGCCACTTAAGAAATCTCGCATTGCTAATTAAGGGGGGAGTTTTTTAGCTTCCCCCTTTAACAAAAGGAAGAATTTGAAACAAACTAACATATCATTAGGATACGCACATGTAAAAAATGCTAAAGCAGAGCATACAGGGGATGGTATGTGCAGAATATCTTTTATGTTTAAGTTTGATGATTATGCACAAAACAACGAACCTAAACCCTATACTCCGGGAGACGTAAGGACGAATGAGTTGTATTTTTGCATATCTGAAGATAAAGTTAATTGGACAGAACATTACGAAACCTATAAGTTAAGTTATATGGGTTATCAAGATTTTAAAATATTTTATACAGATTTAGATTTAGGATACTATTTAGCTTCATCTAGAACAAGCAGAAAAACATATTATATTCAGCCAAAAATAAGAAGAATTAATGTTGTAGATTTAGCTCATTTGGACGATTATCAGGAATGGAGTTGCCCTGTAGATGATTGCCCTTCATTTAAAGCTTTATATCAACCTGAAATTGATTTAAGAACTAATAAAGGGTTTAACAATACACTTCCCTCAGCTATACAAATGGATTACTTTGACTCTTTATTAAATCAAGCTATGTTAAATGGTATTAAATTTGTTATTAAAGAATATAATGGTAAAGCTACATGGAAGCCACAAATAGTAATGTCATTTAGACAAAATTATTCTAGCACTAATTTTTATAGTCAGGTTCATAATGCAACGTATGATTCTAGTAACAATACTCAAAATTATATTGAAGCTAGAAGGCATAATGATTTAGGTACATCAACTTTAGTATTTACAGGAGCTTTAGATTCTAATGCAGTTCCGGGTACAGGAAGGGATTTTACATCAGGTATTACTTTAGAGGGTTCTTCTATACAAACTATAGACTATAATGTATCAGATGCAGAGGCTCTTGTAGATGAAAATATAATAGATAATTTTGCTTTTTATCATTTAAAAATGCCTGATTTTGACCATACACAAAATCCAACATTAATTGATAAAAATGGTGCTACTGTAACCTCTTCTTCTACATGGGAAGATGTTTTTACAGAGCCGACAGACAATATAAATACAGACGATTTATTTTTAAATATACAATTAAAACTAGTAATTACTTAGGAGAATTAAATGGCTACAGTAAGCTCAAAAAAAATAAAAGACGTTGCTCCATCTTGGCTACATGTAGGCAAGAAAGGAACGCAAGATTTAACAGAATTACAAGATATAACTGTTGGTGCTAACAATCATCTGACAGATGGTAATAATAATTCTACAGGAGTTATTTTATCTAAAGAAGGCGTTGATGACAATCAATTTTTAACATTTCAAGTTGGTAGTGAACCTAGAGATGCTTCAACAGTAGCTTTTTATAAAACTTATCCACTTGTTGTTCGTAATGCACATATAAATAGCGTAAATGTAGCACAATATGGAGCTGAAGATTTATATGCTTCAGGTAGTCAATATAGAAAACTTATGATACAGTCTCCAAACGATGGAGACGCAACATCTCAAGGGATGCTAACTAGCACATATAAAAAAACAGCTACAGAAGGAGAATTTATTACGACAGCAGGGGATTACAAAGCAACATCTGCTAGAGATATAAAACATACTATAGTTGCAAGTCATTCAAATTCTCCATTAAAACAAAGCGAAGTTTTAATTGGTGCAGGTAATTATACAAACAGGGAAAAGGGAATACATGTTGTCGATAACCCAAATGCATCAGGTAGAAATATAGTTTCTATTGGTGGAGATATAAGCATCTCTAAATCAGAAAACATACAAATTACCGGTGATGTAAACGTAGATGGGTCAATACAAATGCAAGAGAGGACTATATATGTTGATGATGATATTGCTACAGACGGAATAGGTACAGCAACTTCTCCTTACAAGCTTCTTCACAGTGCACTGTCTGCTTTAGACGGTTCTAGTAATCAATCTATAACTATATATTTAATGTCAAGAACATCATCTCCTTTGTCTAATGCAGTTTACACTTTAGAAGGACATTATAATTTTTACAATTGTGTTTTAAATTTTGTAGGGGTTAACGCAAGTGGGACACCATATTACAATAGTAATAGTTATAATTTTTTCGAGCATGATTATCCTAAAATATATACATCTATGAATAACTCAGGTAGTGTTTTAGAGTCATTCGGAATAAACGCAAGAAATTGCAATATATCTTTTAGAAATTTAAGGTTAATTACACCTATATATGGGACTGCACAAAACTCTCAAACAGAAAATAATGGAGGTTATGGTTTTGTAAAATCTCCTAATACTTCTACACCTAGTACAAATAATATATATATACATAACTCTAGAATTGAGCTTGGAGATGCACCATTCATTAACACTAAAGAAGGTGAGGAAACTAATATATATTTAAATAGCGTTAGAATAATTAGGACTGATAATACAAAAACATATGGAGGTATAGGGGCACTAACTAATGGTCAAGACCAAGCAGGTCAAGCAAGTATTCCTACATGGGATGCTTCTACTTCTAAATATGTGAACTCTACAATTAACAGCATTACAGTAGGTTATCTAGCTAAAATATATCACGGTAAGTACATTGTTAGTGGTGAATCAGATTTAAACAGTCAGCCTGCAGGGTATTTTAGCCACAACCCAACAGATGGTACTTATGGCGACCCTACTACAGGAACAACAAATGGAGCAGAAAAAGAGTATAATCTTGTTGCTAATATTAGTGCTACTAAAATTGCAACAACATCTCCAACAGGTAATATACCTATAAATATACATTCAAATAAAGTGGAGGGATGGTATTAATGGCTAGCTTTAAAATTAAAGTATCGGAATTAGTTAGATTAATAAGAGCAAGAGTTGAAGACCCAACAGGTCTTGCTTTTCCTGACCAAGAAATACATGATGCGTTAGACCAAGCTCAAAGGTATATATGCTCTGTTATACACAATAAATACTTAACATCATTTGAGCAAGAAGTTAGTTTGATTTCTTCAGGAGACGGGATTATAGACTTAAAAGAACTATCAGATGTTAATAGTTTGCATGGTTTGTTTAGAGGGGATTTATTATCAGTAAGCGTTTACAGGCAAAACAAAATTAAAAGCTTTAAAAGAATAGATATAAAAGATTTAGATAAGCTTGATAATGAATATTTAAATAGCGTTAATGAAGCTTTTTATTATTATATTTTTGCTGACAAACTACACCTTATACCACAAGATTCTTTTAATTGTGTTATAAGATATTTAAAACAGCCTAATTTAATATACAATAATGTGACAAATCAGGTTGCTGAACACTGCGAACTAGCTTCTGTTCTTATAGACCCAATGTTAGATTTTGCCGAATCCTATTTATGGAAAACTGACAATAAACCAAATAGGGTGTCGCTAGCTCAATCATCAGGTATTAATATGATAAACTTGTTAAATCAGAGACATATTCAGGATACTGAAATGGGATTAGCTGACACAGGAGATAATTAATGCCTGAAATAAAGATTCCTTTAAATACCGGTATAGATAAATTTTCTGACGGAGAAGAGCTAGGAATTAATGGTAATATAGAGCTTGTAAATTCTTATGTACACATACCCGGAAAATTAGTTTCGAGACCTTATTCTAATAACACAAGTACATTACAGGGTTTTGAAATTTATTCTTTAGTTATGTATATAAACCCAAATTTAAACTATGCAAATAATTTTGCATGGCTAGCTAGTGCTACCTATAATGGTGTGTTAGGTATATATTTAATATCTAAAGATTTTACAGAGTATGAGCTAGTAACAGAAACAGCAACAAAAATTAGAAAGATAGAAATTTTAGACGATGTTGCTATTTTTATATTAGGAAAAAGTCTCGACCCATTAAGATATAAATATATAAATAAAAATTTTTTTGACGGATTGTTTACAAAAAAGGGATGGTTTTTAGATATTGCAAGACCTATAAATAATTTTGTATCTTTACGAACACCTACAGAGGTAACACAAAACACATCTTTATTAGATGTAAATAAAAATTATTTTTATAAAGTAGTGGTTGTAATGGATGGAACTCAGATTTCACCTTTAACAGCTAACTATGTAACTGCAAAACCTACAGCAAACAAAGCTTTGCAAATAACTGCAGATATAATAAAAGATACATTTAATCCTAGAACTACATCTTTAGATATATATAGAGCAGAAAGCGTAAGTGAATTAGAGCATCAAGCAACATATAGATTTATTAAAAGCATATCTGCTAAATTTCCTCTTGTACAGTCAAGTGGAATACAAGCTAATTTTAATTATAATCGTGTTATAGGAGATAAATCTACGTTAATAGCAGGTGGGACACCATATGCAGTTGGAGATGCTAATGGTGTAAATGATTGGATAGTTATATTAAGACCAAAAATGGCTAATAGAAACATTAACCTTAACAGTATTAATCAGGCTATTAAATTAAAAGATAACACAGACAGTCCTTACACAAGAATTAGAATGTGTAATGAAACAGGGACATCTGATGCTACAGGTCATGCATACAGGATTCCTGACCAACCGTATAATTTAGAAACTATAAATAATGTAGGACATACTTTTTACGCAGACAAACAAGATACAGATTGGAATACATTTAATCCCGGTGTGCATTCAGTGCAAAGCTTTGAGGGAAATTCAGATTTCAGTGCAGACCATGTTTTGTTATATAATGAACTTAGACCAAATGAAAACTCAAGTCCATATTATCACTCAAATGGAAACCATGATTGGATGCTTATAAGTAGAAACAACAAAGTACAAAATGGGCATTTTTTAGATAAAACCGGATGGAATCAAAGAGCTAGAACTGTAAATGGTAAGGATTTTACGCCTGTTATATTTTTTGGAGGCAATAGGCATTTAATGAATAATACCAATTATATAGATATTTTTAGTGCAGGTTCACCTTTTAAAGGTGCACTAGGAGGATTATGGTCTGAGCACGAATTTAAAAGACCGTTAGCTTCTTTCTTTGTAAAACAAAGTTCTAGTTACTTTGATGTTGGACAATCAGGAAATCAAGACTTTTATCCTCAAGACCAAAATAATGGTTTATATCAAGACATTACCTTAGAAGATGGAAAACAATATTATTATCAATACGAGTTTTCATGGGGTTTTTATGAAAACGAAAACATTTTTAATCATCAATGGTTTAAGGCTAAGCTAACAAAAAACGCAGGTATTACTGCTCCACATATAGATGGAGATTGGGGTGAATCTAGCACAGACAATGCTTATTTTTTTCATAATCACGGAAGAGCAACCTACAGAACAGATAATTTAAATATTCCTGAGATAACAGAAACAAATGAAGGTTGGTGGGTTTTAAGCAATGGTACATTTACAGCAACTGAATCAGGTACAGCAAGATTAAATTTTTGGCTACATCATTCAAACTCATCTAGTAATATATTCGGTAATGGTTCAGGTCTTAGAATAAGAAACGTTGTAATATCTGAGGTTGATGAAAGACCTAATTCTTATTACGCAGGAAATAATACAGTAATTACTACAGGGTATGACAACACTGAATCAGGTTCTGCAGTTGTAACTACAAATAATTTTAATAATGGAAAAATACAAATAGACGGTAATGTTCACAATATACAAAGTCATGATAACACATTGTTTACTGTTGAACCAAGCATATCTAATTTACCTACAAGCTCAGCAACTCAAATTACAATATCAAAAGACGTTACGTCTACATCAGGTACGAACGCACAAGGTCAAGATATAGTATCTGTGCAATTTACAGATGATGGTTTTACAGCTTTAACACCACATCCTTATGATGAAACACCTATAAACGTTAAGCCTGAATTTTCAGTATATATAGATGGTAGATTGTTTGTTGCTAACTGTTCTTATACATCGGCAAATCTAGATGACACAGAACAAGACACAAACATGGTGTTTTTTAGTGAACTAAACCAACCAAATGTTATACCTATAACTAATTTTATAAAATGTCAAGATGCTCAAGGTGGACAAATAACAGGACTAGCTGAATCATTAGGTAACCTTATAGTATTTATGCAAAGAAGTATATGGAGGCTTAGTATTCCTACAACGGATGTAAGTCAATGGTCTTTATTAGAATCATCTCCTGATTTAGGATGCACAGCAACAAAAAGCGTAATATCAACTGAAGCAGGAGTGTTTTTTGCAAACAAAGAAGGTGTATATGTGTTAAATCAAAACTTTATACCTCAAGAAATAAGTATGCTATGGAGAGAACATTATCAAGCTAATTACAGTGATGATACTAAAATATTTTATAGTCCTAAAAACAAAATGCTGTATGTATCTCAGGGTATAAAAACAGAGGTTTGGGTTTTAGACATGAAAAATATACAACAACCTGTGTGGATGCAATTAAAAAACCCAAATGGTTGGAGTGGTTTTGCAAGCGATGAATCTTATAACGCATATTATTTTAGCAATAATATGGGAGGAAATAGTGTTATATCAGATTTAGAATCACGTTCAGGTATATCTGTTGGATTCCAAAAACGAACAGGTTGGATTAGGTTAGGAAACCTTGAAGATACTAAAATGATAAGAAGGTTAAATATAAGATATAAAAATAAATCATCATCTATAGCACCTAACTTAAATATATATATAGATGGTAGCGAAACTGTAGCAAAAACCATATCAGGAAATTTGTTATTTTCTGATACTACAGGCGAAGAAGCTTATGTTTCTGCTAGAGTTGGAACAAGATGTAAGTATTTTTCAATAGAATTAGATAGCTATAGTAACGGTAAAACAGTTAGCACTGAAAGTGAAAACTTGTTTGAACTTTTAACGTATGAGATAGATGTAGAATGAGCTATATAAAAAACGATAATATACAAAACAAAGCTAATAACGAAATAAAGTCATCTATAAATTCATTATTAGCAGAGTTAAAAATCTTAAAAGAAAGAGTTCAAGAATTAGAGACAAAAGATTTACAGGTAGATTTAAGTCTATCACAAATAAGAATTGATATAGCACAAATTCAAACAAATATTACAGCTATTCAAGCAGATATAACACAAATACAGTCAGATATAACAACACATACACATTAGGAGAATAAATGCAGTGGAGTAAACTAGTAGATAAAGCAGAGTTAATGGTAAATGCTGATAGAGCTTTACTAGTTAACTTAATGTACGAAGCAGAACAAGAACTATGTAGAGAAGTAAATCTTTTAGAAGAGCTTTTAGCTTATACAGGTATAACAAATACAAATACATTTGATTTACCGGGAGCAGGCAGTAAAATAGACAGCCATGCATTTAAAAGCATGAAAACCGTATTAGTAAACGGAAAGAAAATAAAGCCAATGTTTGAAGAAGATTTTTATTATAAAAACGACAACACCGTGCATGATGGTACTCCTGTAGGGTATGCAATTAATAATGAAAGTTTAATATTCTCACATAATTTAAGAACCGGTGACAGTTTAAGGGTAAAATATGTAGCAGTACCTACTGAATATACCTTAAATTCTGTACCAAGTATTCCTGAAATTTATCATAAAGATTTGGTATATTATGCGTGTCATATAGCTACGCTAAAAGATGACCCAAATGCATCAGCGTCTTTTTTGAATCTATGGAATAGAGCTATAGAAAAAATTAAAAACCAAGAGGGTGATAGAGATATGGTAAATAGAGTAAGGGAGGTAATTTAATATGTGGTGGGTAGCACCTTTAATAGGAGCAATAGGAACAGCAACACAAAAAGCTCCACCTAGATATAGGCGTTCTGAAGCAGAAAAACGAATACTTGCAGACCTAGAAAAAAAGGCTAAAGAAGGTTTAAATATAGGCAATAGAATACAGCAAGCAACAAGACCTGCATTAGATATAAGAGACCAATCAAAATCACAAATTATGGGTAGGTCATTCCAAAATAATACGCAAAACTCTATAATTACCGATGAATTATTAAGAAAAGTAGACAGAGAAACTCAGGAGAGAGTTACTAAAATAAGTAACGAGATTGCAATGCAAAACGAAACATACAAGGAAAATGCACAAAATCAATTAAATCAATTTGAATTAGGTTTAGAGCAAAACGAAAGACAGTCTATGGAAGCTAGAAGACAATTCTTTAATCAGCAAAACATGCAGTATGCTAATCTAGCTACAAGTTTTGTCCAAGGTGGAATAGAAAATCAATTTAAATTTGATGGAAGTGGAGCTCCTCAGATGTACGATTTAGACAATCCCCCATTTAATGACCCTGAACAAATGAAAGGATTCATAGCTTGGGGAAAGATGAATTTTGGAACTACAAATGATAAATTTAATGAAATAGTAAACAACTATAGATAAGGAACTTTTATGGAATGGGATAATGGAGCTTGGCTAAAGGACGAAAAAAAGCGAAACGAATATACAGTGTACGATGGGATGGAGGCGTATGGTGGTAAAATCATACAGCATCCTCAATATAATAACTTTAAATATTCAAATCTAAACGACTTTTATAATGCAGAGGTTAAACCTATATTGAAAAACATGGAAGGCAGAGACCGAAAAACTATACAAAGCCGATTAGACTCTACGTTTAACAATCTATCCTACGACCAATATTACGATTTATACTCTGACCCTAATAAATCTCCTATTGTTTTAGCAAATAAAAACGCAGGAAGATTTGCTGTTTTTATGGAAGATAAAAATGGCGAGGGACAATTTAACATAAAAGATGGTGGGGTAAGATATTTTAGCACAATAGAGCAAGCTGAAGAACAACTGATTAAAAATTATAAAAAAAGCCTTGAAGTCACTTACAAAATAAAACAAGGTGACCAATACATTACAAAAACATTCCCAACACAAGCAGATTACGAGAAATATGTATCTGATACTAACTTTCAAAACCAAAAACAATCACATAATAAATCTCTCCTTTTTAAGTTTGATGAATATGTAAAGCAGGTCAATGGTTTTGATAAAACAAAATATGATAAAGATTACAAAGCTTTAGAAAAAAAGATATTTGCAAGCGATATAATAGAAAATCCTAATTTGTTTGATAACGCACAATATTTAAAAGACCTTGATATGAATGGTGACGAGTTTGCACAAATGTTAGCAATGGGTTTGATTCATGATGACAAAGATGGATTAGAAAGAGTTCTAGATATGGCTAAAAGTATATTTGGTGATGACATGCTTGACCGTTCATACTATTTAGACTTATCAGAATCTAAAAAGAGTCCTGAGGCTATTGATGCTGAGGTTGCAATTTTAGAAAAAGCTATAGAACTTTCTTATAATTTAACAATGGGTAAAAAAAGATTAAAAATAGACGAAATACATCAGGTTATCAAAAACTACAACAAACCAAAAGATAAAGAGTTTGCTAATCTTATGGTAGAGGCAGAACGTTTTGTAGCTAATAATAGCTCTTGGTTTGATTTTCTGTCTTCAGATGAACAATTAGCAGGCAGAGATTATAAGGATATTGTTGTAGAAGTAGCAAAGAGAATGACAAAAACGGAAGATGGAGCAGATATAGCAACTATTATAAACGGAAATAAAGTAAGTCCTTTGCGTTGGATGCATAAAACTGAACCATCTAAATTTGCACAATTATATTTAAACGAAGATACAGATAAAGGGGGTTTTGTAAGTTTAAATTCTGAAATTGTAAATCAATTTATGCCTGAGTTAATTAAAGAATATCAAGAAGAAAATGATTTCTTTACTGCACAGGACTTTATGTTATGGTTAAAAAACCATCCGGATGAGCTGTATAGTAAAAACGATGACAGTGATAGCGAATATTCTTTGTATGAAATAATTAGTCTAATTGGTCAAAAACATAAAATGAATAGCGTAACACAAAATGCTATGTATAGTAATATTTTAGATGTGCACCCTAATAATCTACTAGGATTTGAATCTAAAAAATTATCGCACGATGCATTTAACCAATTTGAACCTCTATTACAGCAAGGTAAAAACCAAGTAAGAATAAAAAAAGGTTCACATCAATGGCTAGATGGAATGGTAATACAAAATCCAACAGCAGTTATAAACTATATACAGGCTTCAATAGCTTACAATGAAAATAATAAGTTTAAAGGTGATGCTAAACAGAAGTATTCATTTGCTAACGATGGTATGATTAGTGATATAATACAAAGACTTAATGAGGTATATGGAACTATGAATCCTGAAGGAGAACCATGGGATTGGTTAAATTTAGAGCCGGTTTATCATCCTGCATTTTATGATATAGTAGGGACAGTAGACAGGAGACTTACGACACCTATGGAAATACAACTAAAGAACGAAGCTTTTGATAGCATAAGAAATCCTGACGCAGGAACACCTTCACAAGAGGAAGATTAATAATGACAGATTATAGTACATTTGAAGACATATCTTTAACTAAAGGAGAAGCCTTTAGGAAAGCACGTGAAGAACTAGGTACAAATAGATTTTTTAAATATAATGGCTACATATACAATACAGCAACAAAAGATGATAAAAAGAATAAATTATTTAAATATATTCCTGAAGACAACAATAAATATAAAATAGAAAAAAATAATATATTTGTTTGGAGAAACAACGATTGGGAAAAAGTTATTTTAAGAGGTGGTGATTTAATACCCGTATCTCTAAAAAAGTATAAGAAAGAAAAACCTAAACAAGTAAAATTCACAGCAAAAGAAATAATAAACAACATATCAGCAGACCCTAGATTAAGAAAAAAATACCCCGATATCGTTGAGCTAGCTGAAAGCGATTTAGATATGGGTGAATATCTAGCAATAGAAGAGCTTAGAAAGAATCCTGTCTTTAAAAACGCAATACAGGGAGAGACTCCTAATATTCAAGATATTAAGGTAACAAGAATAAACCCTAACAATATATATAATTCATTTAATCCTTTTTATGGTAAGTATAATGCTGATATATCACAGCTTAGCGAATACATAGAAACTACGAAGTTTTACAATGAGGTTGATGGAATAGATAGAAGAGAGGGTAATTATACTTTAGTACAAATGGCTGACGAAACAACAGACCCTGCAAATCCTGAAATATATGTAGACCCTGTAGAAAACCAAGAAATACTCGAGCTATTACTTTCTATGCCTAACTCAAAAGAAGAAGCAGAAGCTATGAATTTAGGCGAAAAATGGGCAGATGTACAAGACGCACATGATAAAGGGTTTAGGCTTTTAAATCAAGAGGGTGTTATAGAAAAGGGTTACAAAGAAAAATTAACTGACTTAGACATATTCAATCTAGATTTATCTGAACAAGAGTTCACCATGGCTGACGCTTTTAAAGAAGACTTAGAGAGTGGATATCTTGTGCCTTTTGAGAGGAAACTACCATTTGCAGGTGATGCATCTATGTTAGCTGAATTAACTCAAATATATTTTTTAATTGAAAAACTAGAAGAGGAAGAGAAAACAGGCGAACAAATATTGACAAATGAGGAACTGCTCGTATTAAAACAATTCTCTGAAAAAAGTTTACGAAATCCTAGTTGGGGAGCAACCTTTTATAATATTGTTACTAACTTACCTAAGTACGGCATTGAATTTTTTTTCACAGCAGGGACTACAAAAGTTGCGACAGAAAGTGCAAAAAAAGTTATGAAAGCAGGCATTACTAGATTGTTATCTAAAAAAGGTCAGAAGGTTTTACAAAATAGATTGACTCAATATGCTGTAACAGGAAGCTCGGTTGTATATGGAAACCTAAGAGGTAGAGTTTACGGAGGTATGATTTTAGGGACAGCTAGCTCTACAGCTGAGAGAATGATAGATACAGTCGCTGTAGGAGAGTATGAAAACAGAGATGGACTTAAAGCAGTTATCTTAAGAGATGGTCAGGGCTTTATGGAGGCTTTAGCCAACGCAAGTTTAGATAATTTAATAGAAACCGTTACTGAATCTGCAGGTGCAGGTATAGTAAAAGGTAGCAAGCAGTTAAAAGAAGTAGCATTTCGTACTGCTTTTGTAAAAGCATTTGCTAAGAAAAACCCAAAAGTTAAACAAACTCAATTTAATAAAATGCTAGAAAGAGGTGGTTTTCATGGTGTAGCAGTTGAAATGGCTGAAGAAGAACTAGGTAGAACAACTAGGGGAGCATTCCATACTATAGGAATAGGAGATGAGTCTTTTGAATATCAGCTTCCAACGTTTGAAGAATTGTCTGCACAGTTAGTAGGGTTTAGTGTAATGCCGGGTATAGGGGTTAGCGTTAACTACATGCAGAATGGAAAGAACAGAGCTATAGCAAAAGAAGTAGCTAAGTATTCTGACAGAAACAATAAAAGACTTTATATACGTGGATTTAACAAAAAAAATTCAGTAAGAGCAGTAGATAGAGCAGTACAGTCTAATAAAATAGATAGCAACACAGGAAACTTTATAAAACTTATGATAGGACAAACAGAGTTAAATCCTAACCTAGAATCATTTGATGCTGTTGCAATGATAAAAATACATGAAGATGCTAAAATTTTATATGACAAGCTTGAAATAGAAAAGATAATGAAGGATGAAAATGTTTCTAGAAAAGAAGCTGAGAAGATTTGGAAAGAGTTTACAGAGGGTGAAGGATTAGATGAAAACACTACAATAGCACAGGCTTTGGGTAGTACAGATGTTATAAAAACAAAAGACGGTCATAACAAAGTATTATTATCCTTATATGCAGGAGCTACTAAAAACACAGTATTAGAAGAATTTTTAGGAGTACATTTTAAAACTATGTCTAACGCTGACATGAAAGCGTATATGGATATATATAATAAAGTAAACACTAAGCTTACTCCACAAGAGTATTTTGAAAAGAATGGTGTAGATTATATTTTAGATAACAATAGTCTTATAGGGACTTCTCCTTTAATTAAATTTTATAATGAAGCTAAAAATTATATTAAAGATTTTTTAAAGAAAGCTAGCGATACTGTAGACTTACCTGAGAACATGGAAGCAATGTATTCAGAAATATTTGGTAAGAAAGAATTTAAAGTTAACAACAATGTACGTGAGGTAAACAATCTTAGCGTAAGACAAGGTGATAAATCTTATGATGTTATACCTGTTAAAGATATTGCTATAAAGTTAGCAGAAAAAAATGTATTAACACCTGACCTTGTAAAGTCAAAAGATTACAGGAATAAAGTGGTTAATAGAGGTGTGCTTAGAGGTTTAAGAGATATTATGACTGCTGTAGCAAAAGGAAATATAAATTTAAACGAAGCACAGAAATGGTATAACGAAGAGGTAGAAGGTACTATATCTATAATGAGAGAATCTATACCTGCTATGCAAACAGAAGGACATAACGTGTTTGCAAAACTTTTACTAGCTATAACATCTAACGGTCAAAAAGTAAGAACAAATTACAATCAAGCGTTTGGACTAGTAGAAGAATACCTAGAAACCGGAAAGTTTACAATAAAAAAACACGAAACAGATGTTTATAAAACAGACCCTGTTACAGGGAATAGGGTAAAAACAGGTGAGAAAAAATTAGTTGACGCTGTATTCTATAAAGACATAGATGGTACGCAAAAACTAGTTGGTGGTCTGAGATATGAAACAGCTATGAAAAATTTACTAGCTATAGATAACCTTATTAAAAAGCTAGGTCTTGATGGTGCTATGAGATTTATGCTAGAAAAACATGTAGGACTAACTATTCAAAATGAGCTTGGTACAGGAGGTGGTGTTACCATAACAAAGCAACATTATGGTGCACAACGTTTTGGTAAAAAGCTAGGTGCATTTTTTCTTAATATGAATGGTATAAGTGAATTACCAACATATGATTTATGGTGGACAAGAACTTATAATAGATGGATGGGAACACCTGTAACAACAACCACTACAAAAAAAGGTGAAGTTAAAACTGCACTAGTTGAAGCTCCTCGTAATGACGCAGAGAGAAGTGCTATGAATAGAATTTTAAATACCATAGCTCTTAGGTTAACAAAGAATAAAGAATTTAATCCAACAGGTGAAACAATAAACCCTGAGGATGTACAAGCATTGCTTTGGTATTTAGAAAAAGATTTGTATATTAACGCAGGTGCGAGACCATCAGATTTAGTAAGTTTTAAAACAGTTGCAGAAGAAAGAAAAGGAGTAACGGATGACAGATTTACCACCACCACAAGTCCTCAGGAGCTTGAGCAAGCTACAAAGGATAGGGGTCTTGAAAACAGAGAACCGGTTAAGGTTGCTAGAGACTCTAAAGCAAGAAGTGAAGAAATTAGAAAGTCTATCAGGGAAGGGAAATCTTATCAAATAACAGGCTTTCATGGTTCTGATACAGGACTAATCAAAAAATTTGACCCTGACAAAAGAATGCGTACAGGCAGACAGCAAGGTTGGGGTACTTACCTTACAGATAAATATGAGCTAGCTAGGTGGTATGCATTTCAAGGATACGATGTAAATAACCCTAGCACATCTCCCACAGTATATGAAGTAGTTGTACATAAAGGCAAAAAGCCTGAAGAATATGACTATTTAGAATGGGGTGACTCGCCTACAAGAGAACAAACAATAAAACTATTAGAGCACGCTGAATATAATCTTACTAAACCTGAGTTAGATGTATTTTTAAATCTGCATAACACATTGCAAAGTGGTGAGATGGCTGAGTATGACAATATAGTATGGGGTAACGGTCAAGCGTACAATGCAGTGCCCGGAGAATACTTTACTGATATGGGTAGGTTTATAACAAGAGATATATATACTTACCTATCTACAGTATTCTACAAAAGAAGTGTTGCTAGAAAAGGCGTGAACCCACCTGTTAACCTAAATGACACACTAAAAGAAACATCTGAATTTTTATTGAAGGCAGGAATTGATGGACTTACTTTTGTATCAGGAGTAAAGCCTGCAGGACTAAATGCAACAGCAAAAGGTATTGTAGTATTTGACGCTAATGAAATTGATATAAGAAAGAAAACATCATATCAGCTTAAGTCTTTAAAATCAAGATTAGAACTATCGCCTGAAACCCTTAGTGATTACTTTTTCCAAAAGTTAGCAGATAAATATCATAGAATGAAAGTAGTACAGGATACATTGAAATATGTAAGTCCTGACACTGATGTCTATTTAAAAATGATACAGTTTCCGGGTAAAACTAAATTTAAAGTAGAAAAAGTAGGTAAGGATGTAGAGAAAATAATAGAGGCTGTAATAAACAGTGGTTTTACTATGGAGCAATTTGAAAACTATCTATATGCAAAACATGCAATATCAAGAAACAAACTTATTAAAGAACGTTCTAACGGTGAAAATTTAAAAGGTTCAGGAATGACAGACAAAGAAGCTCTTGAAATTATGGAGGAGTTTGATGGAACAAAACTCGAAAGAATCGCAAACACTTTCCATAGAAAAGTAACAACACCTAGGCTAGAGCTTTTAAGAAAAAGTGGCTTAATTAATCAAGAGCAGTATGACCAATACAAAAGTCAATGGGATTTTTATGTGCCTCTTAAATCTCCATCAACAGTACAAAGAATAATTCAAAATGTAAGAAGTGGTTTTAATGTACAGGGAAGAGATGTACACACAGCTACAGGTAGAAGTGATAGAGCTAGAAACGTAGTTCTTCAAGCTGTGGCTGATTATCAAGAAACAATAAAAAGAGTTGAACAACAAAATGTAGTTAAAGCATTAGCTAAACTTATACGTAAAAACCCATCAGAGTTATGGAAAATAAAAAGACCAACATTTGTTAAAACAAAACCAATATGGGATGATGATGGTAATTTTGAATATGTAGGTTCTAAAGAATTAGCTGACAATGAAATAGGTTTTAGAGAAATAGATAAAGATGGAAAAGTAAAACAATATGTAATTGAAATTAATGACAGCTCTACTGTTGTAAGAGATAAGTTTGGTAGGGTTGTTAGAAATCCATTAGTAACTACAATGAATAATCTCGGTGTAGAAAAAAGTGTGTTTATTTTAAATAAAATTAATTCATTTTTAAGAAGAAACTACACTACATGGAATCCTGATTTTATCATAACTAACTTTGAGAGAGATATACAAACAGCATTTGCAAATCTAAATATTGATTATAATCCTAAAATTGCATTACAAATAGTTAACGACACACGAAAAGCTTTAGTTGGTATATATAAAAACACTAGAGGGTATAAGAAGGCAGGTATGTTTGGTAATGATTGGAAAAACCTTTATGAGGAATACAAACGTGAAGGTGGTCAAATGGGATGGTTTGATTCTAAATCTATAGAAGAAAAAATGAGTGAGATAGAAAATAGAATTAGATTAGCAGGCAGTAGAGGAAATACTAGAAAAACTATTGGAGCTATTGTACAGTGGATTGAGGACATGAACGAAACAGTAGAACAGGCTGTAAGACTATCTACTTATTATAGAATGAAAAAAAGTGGATTATCAAAAGCTAAAGCTGTTGCAGTTGCAAAAGACTTAACTATAAACTTTAATAGAAAAGGTGAGTGGAGTTCATTAATAAATTCATTTTATTTATTCTTTAACGCAGGTGTACAAGGTGCTGTTAATGTAGGAAGAAGAGCTATTGGAACTCCAACAGGGGTAGCAGTTTCATCAGGATTGTTTGCATCAGGAATGTTAAATCAATTTTACAACAAAGCAGTATGCGAAAATTATGATGATGAAGTTTCTGCTTATGAAAAAGATAACTATATGATATTTATGAAGCCTAACTGCAAAATGGGTTTTAAGCTAAGGATGCCTTATGGTTGGGGAATGTTTAAAGCACTAGGTAGTATATCTTATGATTACATGGATGGAACAATAAAGTTTGGAGATGCAATAGCTAGAGCATTTGTTTCTGCAGACCATTCATTTAATCCTATGGGTGGTGGAACAGCAATACAGGCTTTATCACCTACTATTACAGACCCCTTAGTTATGATTGGGGAGGGTAAAGATTTTAAAGGTGATGATTTATACCCATATGAATACTCAAAGAATGTAAGACCTGACTTTATGAAACATAAAAAATACACATCTGACATATATGTTAAAGGAGCAAAATGGGTAAGCGATGTATCAGGTGGTAACGATTATCAAGGTGGTTTCTTTGATGTAAGTCCTGAAACATATAAGACATGGGTAAACTTTTTAGGTGGTGGTGCTTTATCAACAATACAAAGAAATACTGCAATAGGTGTATCTTTAATGAAAGATGCTAGGCTACCTAGAGTTAGAAATGATGAAGGTACTATTAACTTTCAAGAAATTCCTTTAATAAGAACTAGAGTATTACAAACAAAACCTTACTTAAAGGCAAGCAAGGTATTTGAAATGCTAAGAAAAGCAGATGTTAGATTATATAATAAAGAAGATGTGCAACAATTTAGAAGAAACCTTCAAGATGCTGTGGTTAATGGAGACATATCACATGATGATGCTTATGGTAAAAATGGTGACAGAGGCATGTTAAATGAATTTTTAAAGAGACAAAATAAACTATATATAAATTTAGGAAATTAATATGGATTGGCTAGTTATACTTGAGACCTATGGCGTTCCACTTGTAGTTGCTGTGGCTTTTTGGATGTTTATTCAAAAACAAAATAAATATATTCAAGACCAATTGACTGCAGAATTAAGAGAATCATTTACAAGAGTAGAAGGAATTTTAGTCAAGCTAATAGACCAACAAAAGAAAATGCAATTAGAGCAAAAAGGTATTGAGAACTCTTATAAAACCTTAGTAGAGGTCATAGCTAAATTATCAGGCAATGGTTTGAGAGATAAATTTTTAAGAATGCAGGAGAGAAATGAAAACAAAAAATACTAATGAATATAGAGGTGAGGTTATGACACACCTTAATTATATAAAAGAAAAAGTAGATGCAAACTTTCATCATCTAGAAAAAGTAAATGGAAGACTAAACAAAGCTGAAAACAATATAAGTAAAATTATAGCAATAGGAACAACAGTATCTTTTATTATAGGTATAAGTATAACTTTAATAGGAGTGTTTAAATGATACAAGCTATGGTTATAAAAGGTATTATTAAAGCAGTAATAAAAGCTATTGAAAAAGCTCCTGACAAAAAGATTGCTAGTAATCACGAGCAAAGAATATTAAAATTAGAAAAAGATTCACATCCAAAAAAAGAATTTAAATGTAGGTGCACATGTCAAAAATAGATTGGGAATACTTAATGAGTTTATCATCATTTCAGAGAAAATATGAAATGAAACGAATAGCTAAAGAACTACAAAAGGAGAAAGATGAAGCTAAAAGAACAGATAGCAAATTGGGCAATAGAAAAAATAAACAACGAAGATACTAAAGAAAAAGTTGTAGCTAAGTGGAATAAAAATTTAAACATCCCTATTATAGGAGAAGATACAGAAGCTAAAATATTATCTGCAATATATGATTCAGTTGTAGATGTGCTAGAAGATGTTTTGAAAAAATAGATTTTCTCTTCGACAAAAAAAATTTGTTGTAATTGTGCTAGGAATTTTGTAAATTCTATTTGTCATACGAAATCAATTAACGAAAAACGGGGTGAATATGAAATACAAAAAAAGAGATATAGCAGTAGGCAATTATATTGCGTTAGGCAATAAGCCTTGGTTTATATCTGCATATTATCGTGGTGAAGATAAAAGAACTGTTGATTATATGCGTAACAAACAAATCAGTAGCGACAAATCTAACCTAGAAAAGCCAACCAAAAAAAGAACTACTAATCATGATGCCTTTTATTTAAAGAGAAGAATCAAGATGTTAGAGTCTACTCTTTATTACAAAGTTACATCATCTAAAAAACTACAGCATCTATATAGACCTTGGGGAACTAAGTGTGTATTTAAAATGAAATGGGTTACAGATGTTTGTAAGAACTATAAAGAAGTAATGCAGAAAGGTGGTAGAAGATGAAGACACCTATGTTGAGAATAGCTAGATTAAAAGTCGATGACAAAGGCAGGATTACCCTGCCTAAGACTTTTTTGGATGCTAATAAAATTAAAAAGGGCACAGTCGTATCATTAACATCAATTTATAACTCTAGTGGTTTGCGTTTAGAGTTTGGAGATAAATAGATGATAGAATTTAAAGGCGATAAAGAAAAATGGGATTTTATAAGAACCTTGTTAACAGAGACAGAAGAAGGTTTATTGGATACAGTAGGTCAAGACAAGCTAATGCTGTTGATGGAAAAAAGTGGAGACCCATGTTTAATGATGAATGACGATGAGCTTGAAGAATTTCATGCGTTGCCTGATGTGATAGAGATATATAGAGGTATCGCATCAGAAGAAGAATTAGACTTCGACAAGTTTGGGCATGGTATACATTGGACTAAATCATTTAAAACTGCAGAGTGGTTTGCTGAAAGATTTGAGTCTAAAAACAAGTGTATACTTACAGGCAAAGTATTAAAAGAAAACGTCATAGCTTATTTTAATGAAAAAAATGAAGATGAGTTATTAATCAATCCTAACAAAGTTATAGGGATGTCAATATGCATTTTGTAGTTCATGATTATGTAATGTATAACAATGATTTAACCTTGCAGGAAAAATTACTTTTTTCATATGTAGAAGGTTTTCATGATAACCAAGAGAAGACCTTCTACGCCTCCAACAAACACATATCTAAGCTGTTTAATATTAGCACTAGGAGAGTATCTAGTATTGTATCAAGCTTGCAATCTAAAGGGTATATCACTGTTGGCTATAATTACGTTAACAAAACAAAAGAAATTAAAAACAGATTTCTTTATATAAACAACGTTATGTTAAATGCAATGAAAAACAGTATGGAACAAAGTGACGTGGGGGGTATAGACAATAGTTTCCATACCCTAGTGAAAAAACCTTCTACCAATAATAAAGTAGATATAGCAAAGAAGAAAAAAGATTTTGATTTTTGGTATTCAGGTTATCCTAGAAAATCAGGGAAAGCACCTGCTCTTGCTTATTGGTTAAAAAACTATGATACTATTATTAAAGAAATAGATATGAACCATTGTAAGTCTGCTTATGCTGACAGAGAAAAACAATACATACCTCATGCTAGCACATATCTAAAGCAGAAAAGATGGGAAGATGAGATAGTAAAGCAAGTACCTAAAAAAGAAAAGATAGATTTAAAAGATTATAAGATGAGTACAACAGGTCACTATATAGCGTATTGCTCTAAGTGTAATGATAGCTCATTTCATACACAGTGGACTTTGAGAGAAGATAGTCCATGCTGTAAGGTAAAGTTGAACGCAAAAAAAAAGGTAAATAATGGAATTAAAAGACAACCCAATGTACTGCAAAGTAGCGAAAGAAGAGCAGTTTTATAAATACATAAGATTGTTATTTGAAGATTTAGAAGACTTAAAGTTTCAAGTAAATGAATTGCAAAAAGATTTGCAAACAAAATGTAGTAGAATAGGTCAATTGGAGAAAATAATAAATGAAAAAGAATAAACGAAATCTAATAGTAAAGCCATATGATGATATCCAAAAGATGATGATGGATATAGCAAGTGGTAAAATAATAATAAAAAGAAGGGGGAAGCATGTCAGAAATAATAAAAAAAGTTGCTAAAGAATGTGGATTAACAAAAGATGATTATTATTTACATCAGCAATCAAAAAAATGGATTATGAAAAAAGAAGCTATAGAAAAAATAGCAGACACTAAAGGTATCTTGCTAGAGTCAGTGCAGATACTAAACTCAGAAAGAGACTTTGTAAGATTTTTAATTACTATGTCTATGGGTGATTTAAGGATGTCTTCTATAGGAGAAGCAGACTCAGTCAATTGTAAAGGCAATAAATACTTTGGGTGTATGGCTGAGAAGCGTGGAATAGGTAGAGTGGTATTAAGATTAATTGGTGCATCTAAACATGGTATCATGTCTGAAGATGATTTTTCAAACCAAGTAGATAAGAGTTTTGAAGAACCTACACACTCGAAGCCAAGTAAATCTAACGGTGAGGTTTCCGAAGATTCACCCCCTTCAGCCTCACCTGCTTGGCGTGAAAAGAAGTTCTCACCTCTAGATGTTAAGATAAAGAATGTAAGCAGAGACGATGTAATCTATTGGTTTAAGAACAGTAAATTAATAAAAGACGAAGAAGCGTTGAAGTTGATTGAAAAAGAGTTTGAATATAGAAGTGAACAAGCTAAAAAAAATAAGGGGTCAAAATAGTGTACGAATATTTAAAAACTTCTAACGGTAGGTGGGTACAGGTTTCTGATACCCACCAAGTGGCTTCGGTTACCACTATACTTGGTATCGTTAATAAACCATATCTAGTAGAATGGAAAATTAAAAACGGTTACAAGGCAGATGTAGAGCTTAAAAAGTCTATAGTGCTTGGTAACATAACTCATGACATCATAGAAAGACTTTTAAATGGTGAGGAAATTGACCTTACTGATGAGAAAGAATATTATATAAGAGGTGAAAAGGTGAAACTTAATCGAGGTATGATTAAAGCTCTTATATCTTTTGCTGAATGGTGGAATGATGGAGTGCCTAAAAAAATGGTAAAGACAGAGGTGCATCTTTATAATGAAAAAAGAAAGTGGTGTGGAACTGCTGATTTAGTATGTGACATATTAAATGAAAAGACTAATGAGTGGGAACGATGGTTGATAGATTTTAAAACCTCAAATCAATTATCAGAGCAGGTCAACCTACAGCTAACAGCATACTCTATTCTTTATAATGATTACCATCCTGACACACCAATAAAACGTATAGGTGCGTTGCATTGCAAAAAAGGATGGATTAGAGAGCACACAGCTAAAGCTAACCTAAAAGAGTTTAAGATAGTTCCTGATGTATGGGAGAGTGCAGTTAACTTATACTATCACTATAACCCAAAACCTAGAATAAAAAGTAACTTAAATAAGAAATTTACATTAAAGACATATGAGTAGACCTAGGTACGAAACAAAAGAGCATCTTAAAAGAGAATATGCAGTAAGAGATATACTGCAAAAAAAATGGCTATGCAAGCTTGAGAAACTACCATACAAAGATATACTTGATTATGCTATATGCAAAAATGGAGATATACATGGATGGGTAGAGATTAAATGTAGAAGACAGGAGTTTACTACAAGCTCACATCTAATGATAAGCATGCATAAAATTAATCATGGTAGATTCGTTTCTAATATGACGGGTCTACCATTTTTCCTAGTAGTTAAGTTTAACAGAGAAATTTATTATTATAAAGATAATAGAGAACAGCATGAGCTTAGATGGGCAGGTAGAATTAAAACACAGCGTGACGATGAAGACCAAGAGCCATGTTATTTTATAGATATAGGATTATTTACAAAGCTATGATGTTAAAAACATATAAAAAGAATAGAGAGCATTTAAGAACAACATGCATAGAAAGAGATTACTTGGAAGGTAAGCTAGTTGTTCAACAGCTAAAGACTGCTGTATTGATGGGAACTATACAGAGTAAAGTACCTGTAGGTTTAGCATCAAATCAAATAGGATTAAGCTCTAGAGTGTTTATAGCTTTAATAAATAAAAAATGGAAAGGTTTTATAAATCCAATAATAGAGAAGCATTCAAAAAACATTATAGAATGTGCTGAAGGTTGCTTATCTTTAGATGGTAAAAAGACATATAAAACCAAAAGATATGAATGGGTTACAGTGAGCAGATTAACTAAAACAGGACGTACTAAAAAAAAATATACAGGTTTTACTGCTATTATAATTCAACATGAGATAGACCATTTAAATGGTAAACTATGTAAAGATGGGGGTTGTGTATGAGCTTAAAATCTAGCACTGATTCGTTGTCAAATAAAACATTAACAGCAAGTCAGTTTATAGAACAAAAATATCCTGAAACATCTCAAATGTTAAGAGAGCTTCAAGATATGCAATACAAGTTGTTTTGCTCTAAACAGCAAGACTACGGAAGTGGTAACATATCACTAGGTGGTGATATGGATAATGAAAAAGACAGACATTTTGCTTTGTTAGCATTGTCTATTAGAATGAATGATAAAATACAGAGGTTGCTTAATCTTGTTAAAGATAATAAAGAACCTAATAATGAAAGCATAGAAGACACTCTAATAGATATATCTACTTATGCACTGATGTCTATAATCGTAATGAAAGGAGTATGGACTAAATGAAAATAAAAGATATGCGAACAGGAGAATGGGGTAAGATAAGAGCATTCTTTACAATTGTAACATCTGAGGGTTTTGAGATTAAAGGTTGTAAGCTTGTTGATGGTGCTAACGGTATGTTTGTTTCTGCACCTCAAGAAAAAAATCCAAAAGATGGTGAGTATTATGATACCGTATGGATACCAAAAGAAGCTAGACCGGAGCTTGAGAAGCTTGCATCAGAAGCTTATGAGCCTGCTCAAACAGCAAGTGAGGACATCCCATTTTAGATGTACTTTATAAAGAAAATGTATTGCTAGCATATGAGCTTAATAAGTATCAAAAAAAATATGCTATTGCTAAACAAGGATTGGAAGCAATTAATGATACGAGACAATGCAAAATTGCAAAGCATACATTGGAAGAAATGAGAAAGATAGGGAAGCAAGGTACTAAAAAATAACCTCGTAAGTTTTTTGATAGTATAGTCGGACTTGCTTCCTTCTCATTTTAAATAGGAGATAGAATGCCTAGAAAGCCTTCTAGAAAAACTCTTATAAAAAAATTAGACGCTATTTTTTCTAAATATATAAGAGCTAGAGATAAGTATTGCGTGATATGTGGTTCGCCTGACCAAGCGAACAATGGGCATTTATTCTCTAGACGACACTACGCTACACGTTGGGATGAGCTTAATTGCAACCAACAATGTTATCCCTGTAACTTTAAACACACCATGGACTTTGTTCCATATACTCAATGGTTTATCAAGAAACACGGTCAGGAAGTTTTTGATGAGCTGTATTCTACATTTAAAAGACCTAGAAAGTATTACGATTATGAGATTGAAGAACTCATAGAGGTTTATAAAAAAAAACTAAAGGAACTTGAAGATGCAAATGAAAGCTAAATACGTTGACCCAATAAGGCTTATAAATAACATCGACACTGCAATCAGGGATGCAGAGATAAGAGCTTACTTTGACGCACTGCAACATGCTAACATAAACTATGATAATAAAATATTATTAATTGTAGATAAATTTATAGTAAGTTATGAAACTGCAAAGAAAGTTATAAGTGCAAAAAAACAGTCTTAAGATTGGACACGCAGGTGAGCACTTTACTTGTTTTGTTTGTTTGATGCAGGGATTTGATGCGTACAAGATAGGTGGACAACGAAAGTTTGATGTACTTATAGAATATAATAATAAGTTATATAAGATTCAGGTTAAGACATCAATGTATAAAGATAAATCAAAAAAGAACCCAAGCTTAACGTTTCAGCTCAGGCGTAGGTCTATGAACTATAAAAGTAAAAAAAGTATAGACCATAGATACAAAGATACTGAAATCGATATGTATGCATTTGTATCGCCTGAATATTTGAAGGTAGCTTTTGTGCCTGTGGTGGATATAGTTAACTCATACAAGATTAACTTAAGCAAAGAACACTTCAAAGAATACACACTAATAAAAGCATTAGAAAGATTAGATGGGATATAAATATTATAAGATACCAAAGTTTAGTGATAGGAATGTAAAACACTTACCAAGAGTAAGAGAAGAGTATAGACATATAAAAGACCCTTACAAGCTAGCTAAACAAGTAGCACTAGATTACTCAGATAACGGTAGATGTTGGTGGATATATCAGTACATACTTGGTAACCTAACTCACAGATAAAAAAAACCCCCTTAAACGCTAATTTAAGAGGGTTTCTTTATTTACCTAAGGTTTAGTATTAGCAAGCGTAACCATCGCCCTTACACGTACCACATTGAAGCGTATAGCCTTCAGGTTGTGGCTTGTTTCCATCACCACCACAATCATAACAAGCATCTACATCCTGCTCTTGCTCTAAAGCATAGTCAGACATACCACCTGATTTACTAGGTTTCTCATTGTAATCATCGTGCTCACATCCATGTCTCTGAGTAGCACAAGCATAACAATCGTCTCCGTATAAATCCTCTTTAGAGTCTTCGCATGCATCACATTCAGGAGCTTCATCCACTATCACCTTATCTGTAGCAGGCTTTTTTATAGGGTTAAGTTCACAGTTTTGGTCATTAAGGTCTTTATAGGCTTTGAAAGCCTTTTTAACCTTATTACGAGCTTCGATACACTTCTTGATTGCAAACGCTAGAGACTCAGCATCACAAACAACCATAGTATGTATAGGATATCCATATTCGTTTACTTCTGTGTCTTCAGCAGTAATATCAAGCTTGTTATTAAGCAAATAACCATCATCTTCTGAATATGTAAGACTAACTTTAACTCTATAAAAACCATCTTCTTCAGTTATGTAGTCTGTAGCTTCTTGAAACCCATCAAAGTCAGGACTGATGTAAAGAACTACTTGGTTTGAATTAACAGAATAATTATCACCGTCTTTCTCTACAACAATACCACAGTTAGATTTATCAAGAAGACTTTGTAAATGAGACCCTTCCTGATTGTATTTAATCTGTCTCTTAGTTTCCTCAGATAGTCTAGCTTTCTCAGCGTCAAGCTTGCTTATAACTCGTTCGACACTATAATTATAACTATTAAAAGCTCTCTCAATAGATTCGTTAATATGTTTCTTAACAGTCTTAATGTTAGAAGCTAATCTACCTTGCTCATCGTAACTTCTGTTAGTTTTTGTGCTAGTACCTTTGTAGAAGAAACCATAACCCTTCTTGCTTATAGCTTTGTCAGTAGCTGAGTCACACCAACCTATTGTAGAAAGGCATGTACCAACTTCTACATGGATACCTTTTCTATAATATCCACCTCTACACTCTTCTGTTTGTATTCTAAGTCCTACTTTAAACTTCGTAGAAGTAGACTCTTGGTTAACCCAAGCATTAGCAATATCATCAGCAGTAATAGTCTTAGGATTATAACCTTCAGCGTAAGATTCATTAGACATAGAGCTATAGTAGTAACCATTAGCTGACGTGATACATCCTGCACCTTCAGAGAATTTTAAATCAGAGATACAATTTTCTGTTGTAAATCTGTCACCTAATTTTCTGACGATTGAGATGTCTTTATCTTCTTCATAATCACTAGTAGCTTTTTTAGTATACTCACAGGTAAACTTATTATCTTTAGTAAGAGAGTTATCAAGAGACAAATCAAAGCCTAAACCTCTGTGCTCTAGGATGCACTCGTTAAAGTAAGAAACTAGCTCCTGAATAGCACCTGTCTTAAGAATCTCAACTCTTCTATCGTAGGCAAGCTTATATAGTCTTTCCTGCTCGATACAGCACTCCTGATGAAAAGTCTGCTTGAATTGCATAAACAACTTTTTAACAAGAGGTCTGTCTTCTGCTATATTAAAATAATCATAAGACCACCTTTTGTTAGATTCTTTAGCTTTTATAACCTGTTTGCATTCTATAAAAGTACATACAACATCATCGTTTATAACAGAGTCATAGATTTTTATGTTACGCATTGGTACAGTAACTGTAAGAGGTCTGTCTTCTGTAATCTTAGTACCGTGCTTGTCAGAGACTAGAGCAGAATAATTATCATCGACAAATTTACGAGTACATTTCACACGATAATGTTTACCTCTACCGTCATCGTCCTGAACCATCTGTGCTAAAATCTCTTGCTTTTCCTCGAAAGATGCAGTTAACAACGGTATATCCCAATCTAATAGAACATCATCCATATTGTGATAATGAACTTTTTTGTATCTTGTATCACCGTTAGCATCAGTACCGTCAAACTTATATGACCATAGAGCTGACTTCATATCTTGATTGCCCCAATGTGACTGTGGCTCAAGAATAGAATCTCTAATGATTTTATCCATCTTGTCACCGAACTGATACATCTCAAAACCTGTATAGTGGTCTATCATGTAAGCTGTAACTTTGTGCTCAGAGCTTAAGTCCCAATTTTTACCCTTTACAGTTGTCTCGTGTTTTTTGTTACTAAAACAAAATCTACCGACAGCAGGCTGACCTGAATGAGAGAAAGCTACAGTCCCACTAATGTTTGAAGGCAATAGTCCTACAGGATTAGTGAAGTTTATTCTAGAGATAGTACCTTTACAAGCTTCTTTGATTATTTGAGTTTTCTTTTCGATATTCATGTTTTTTTTCCTTATTGTGTTTTCGTTAATTCTGAAGAGGGTTTCGAGTATCTCATCAGGCATGGCTACCAACGCCATACGACCCCCATAGGGGGACTTTTATTTTACCCCCTTCTCTGAGTTATCTAGAATCATGTCGACAGCTTTAACAGCTCTTCCTGATGCCCATATGACCCATTTAGGATTCTCTTCTAAACACTTAATCCATGAAGCAATGTAAGCAGAAGTATCGTCAATGTGCTCCTGCTGAAAGTTACACAGGTCTGCAAGCATCTGAGAACCCATCTCTGCAACAAGCTCCTCTGCAGAATACTCACCTCTTGAGTGAAGCTTACCTGCATCGATACCGTCCATAACAGCTTCGTCAAATCTATCTAGACGAGACTTATGACCTGTAGAGTGAATCATCTCGTGAAAAGTAGTTTTGTGTTGCACTTCCTCGTTAACCCAAGCAACACCATCACCGAAGGGAATATTAATATAATCACCTATAGGAGCATAGTAAGGAGAAGCAAAGTTATTGTGACCGTACTTGATAGGAACAACAGAGTCCCAATCTGACACAAGCTGATGAGCCATACCGACATTGACATCGACATCCTCTACCTCTTGAGGTTTTGGTACGTGTAGAGACTCATCGAACAGAGAAGTTTGCTCCATGTTGAACAGTGCAAATGTTTTTAAGAAGGGAATACAGACCTGACAGTCACACACTTTTAGTTTAGTAGTTTTTCTGTTGCATTGGGTACACTCAGGGTCTGCTTTGTAAGTAAAATTCCAATAGACTACCGAGGTACTCTTCTGACCTTTAAGAACATGACCACCTTCCTTACGACATCTGTTGAAGGTAATCCACTTGTTAGATTTGAATTTATTTTTAATCATTGTAGCGAGAAGAATCCATTGGTTAACGCCACGGTACTGTTTGTCATCATAAGAAACCATAGACGCACCCTCTCCGATAATTCCTGATTTCCATGGGATAGTACCTTCTTTGAGACAGTCAAGAATCTTCTCGGTAACTTCTGTAGCAATTTGATTAGTAGTTTTGGGAGTGAATTTTTTATTATATTTTTTCATGTGTTTTCCTTTCGTTAATTAAATAATAAATAAAATTATAATAGATAATTTAAGGATTTTTTTGCATAAGTAGTTAGTTTTTTTTACAATTATTTTAAATTAATTATCATTTTACGACATGAAATTTTTTTTAAAAAACCTGAAAAAACAGGTTCAAAAACAGGAATTTTGTGTATTTTAAACTAAAAATATCATTAAAAGAATTATTTTTCCATGAAAATTAACTTGATTTATAAGTTAAATTATTATTATGACAGAAATATTTATATTTTCTCTTGGTATTAGCATTGGATGCTCAGTCTCTTATATATTTTTTAAGATAGGCATTAAATCAAATCTAGATGCATATAATCATTTTGCTATACATGAACCTGCCGAAGATAAAAAAGCTTCTAAAAACGATGATTATGACCCTCAGATGGATACAGATTTAACAGAGACTAGTATGGATTGGGATAGTTATCCTTATACCAATGAGTATAATGACCAAGAGAGTGAACATAAAATAATTGGATACATAGACCCTGATACAGATGAACCGAATTAAAGAATTATACTGCAGACTATTACTTAAATTCCTGAAGAGCAATAGCTATGCTAGGAACTTTATCAACAACTCATGTGGTAGAGCTTATGACGAAGGATATAAAGCAGGGATGTTACAGTTTTCTAAAGAGAAGCTAGGAAAGAATTATGTTAATAAGGTCAAGAAGGTAATCAATAGAGCTTATAGTCGAGAGAATATCAAATGAGTGATGATATAAGAGATGATAAGGGTAAGTTCAAGAAGGGAAAGTCAGGTAATCCTAATGGTAGACCGAAGGGTAGCTCTTCTATAGCACAGCAATTTAGAGAGAATCCGAAGGTGGAAGGTCTCATGGAGAAGATGATAGAGGTAGCAAATACACTTGGTTCAGAAGAGGAACATAGTCAAGCTGTAGCATGTGCTAAAGAGGTGATAGCAAGAGCCTATCCAACACTCAAATCACAAGAGCTGACTATAGACGCAGAGGTCAATAAAGGGTATGTAGTCCTTCCTGAAAAGGTAGATGTTACCAAGGAGAAGGATGAGTAATATCCTCTTCCAAGCTCACGAAGGTGCACAAACACTAGCTCTTCAGTCAGATGGATTACATGAAGTATGTTTTGGTGGGTCGAGAGGTGGAGGCAAGACTATGGTTGGATTAGCATGGTTATTAGACTATACATCTAACCCCAAGTTTAGAGGATTGGTTATAAGAAGAAATGCAGATGATTTAGCAGATTGGATATCAAGAGCAAGAGACTTCTATCCATATGCAAAGATAGTAGGTAAACCTGCAGAGGTGAGATTCCCATCAGGAGCTACTATTAGATGTGGACACTTGAACAGTGAAGACTCATATACCAAGT